GTCTGCTGGTTCAGCCAATACTGGCGGCGGTGGCGGCGGTGGCGGTGGAAGTTCAAGTGTTGGCGCTGCTGGCGGTTCTGGCGTAGTGATTATTAGACATCCAGCCACAATTCCCGTTGGGTCAACAACAGGCTCAGTAACAATTACTGTCTCTGGTGGCTACCGTTCTTATAAATTTACTGGCAGTGGAACAATATCTTTTTAATAAAATAAAAATTATTTTATGATTGCTAAATGGAAAATACTTGATATTTCTGTGGAAGATAATGTAATAACTCACGCTAAATATCATGTTTTAGCGACTGATGACACAAATATTGTAGAAACCGAGGGCAATTGGAAGTTTGACAAGTTCAATGTTGAGACTCCTTACGCCCAAGTTACTGAAAAACAAGTGATCGAATGGATCAAAGACGGAGCAACGCAATACGGGCAAAATGTAATAGAATCACGGCTAGAGGAACAATTGGCGCTTTTTAGTAAGACGAAATCTATTGTGCCTCCGTGGAAACCGCCTGTGTTTACCTTGGAGCAGCAATGGCACAGCCAATCGACATAGTATCAAGAGCATTAAAAGACATCGGCGCATTAGAAGCCGGTGAAACGCCAACGCCTGATGCGGCGCAAGATGCGTTTGATATGCTCAACGATATGTTAGATCAATGGTCTAACGAAGATATGATGGTCTATAACTTCACGGAAATCATTTTTCCCGTGGTAAGTGGACAAACCCAATACACCATCGGCCCAGGCGGTACAGTCGGCTCAAGTTTTGTTGGCTCAATTTCGGGAAACATCCTGACAGTTACCGCAATTAACTCTGGCGCTATTACGTTAAACCAAACCCTGTCAGGCACAGGGATTACCCCAGACACAAGCATTGTTTCGTTTATTAGCGGTGCTGGTGGCAATACATTGGAAGTTGGCACTTATCAAGTCAACATTTCGCAAAGCGTTGCAAGCACAACAATTGCGGGTTACTACCAAAAGCCTTTGCGGGTTAATTCTTCTTTTGTACGGATTAACACAACGTCCAATGGTCAGCCAATCCTTGGCGGTGGACTAGATTATCCTGTTGCCGTTCTAACCCTTGACGACTATTCGTTGATTGGCCTCAAGACCCTTAACGGCCCTTGGCCCAAGGCTTTGTATTACAACCCTGGCGATACATTGGGAAATCTTAGCGTTTGGCCCAATCCTGCCCAAGGCGAGATGCACTTGTTTACAGACACAATCTTTGCTCGATTTACCACAATGTACGACATCATGCGAATCCCGCAGGGTTACGTTAACGCGCTGCGCTGGTGTCTTGCTGAGCGCCTTATGCCCATGTACGGCAAGGCAAGCCCCGTGCAAATTGGCATGATTCAAAAGTTTGCAGGCGAAGCCAAGGCGACAATCAAGCGTACTAATATGCGCCCACAGATGGTTTCTCGCTATCAAGATGCTTTGCTCACAGGACGTTCAAAAGACGCTGGCTGGATTTTGACCGGCGGCTTTTTGCGCTAAAGGACTGCCATGCCCGAATTCGGATTTGTCGGCCCAAGTTACGAAGCGCCCTCGATTTATCAGGATGCTCAAGAGTGTATTAATTTCTTCCCTGAGATTGATCCACTTAAAGAGCCTGGCGTTCGGGGCGTTGTTGCGCTTTACCCGACTCCTGGCCTAACCCTCCAAGCGGTGCTAAACAACGCTGAAGTGCGCGGTTTGCGTACTTTGTCGGGCGGCAGTCAAATGATTGCAGTCTGCGGCCCTTACGTTTACGTTTTTACGTCTAACTTGTCCGCAACCGTTGTCGGCATTCTCAATTCGTCCTCGGGGCGTGTTGGCCTTTCTGACAACGGAATTAACGCTTACATTGTGGACGGAGCCTACCGCTACACATGGCGCATTTCTAGCCCCGCAAACGCCGTTTTTACGGGCTCTATCAGCGGGACAACCCTAACGGTTACCGCTGTCAGTAGCGGCACGATTACGGCCCACCAATCGTTGACCGGCATAAATATCACGGCAGAGACTGTGATTACCGCCTTGGGTTCTGGTTCGGGTGGGACAGGCACTTACACAATTAACCTTTCCCAAACCGTAGCAGCAGAAACAATGACTTCTGCTGCGGTGGGCGCTCGGTTTACTGCGACTATTGCAGGAACAACCCTTACCGTGTCCGCAGTCGCAAGCGGGACAATTTACCTTGGTCAAACCCTACAAGGCGCAGGCATCACGGCTGGCACAATCATTAAAGCATTGGGCACGGGAACGGGTGGAATTGGTACTTACACAATCAGCACAGCCCACACGATTGTTACCGGAATTACAATGTATGCGCTGAACTTCAGCGTTTTGCCAAGTTCTGATGGTGCATTTAGCGGCGGCACATCGGTGGACATTGTGGACAATTATTTCGTTTACAACAACCCAGGCAGTCAGCAATGGGGCGCATCTGATCTGTTAAGCCCGATTTCTTCCTCAACTTCTTATGCTTTGAAAGACGGTGCGCCTGACAAGTTAATGGCCCTAATTGTTGACCACCGCGAAGTCTATTTGATGGGTGAGGCATCGTCTGAGGTTTGGACGGACGTTGGCGCGGTTCCTTTTCCTTTCCAACGTATCCCTGGAACATCTACCCAGCATGGTATTGCTGCCCAATTCTCGGTTGCCCGACTTGGCAATTCCTTTGCATACGTTTCCCGAAACAATCGTGGTCAAGCGCAAATTATGCAGATGGAAGGGTATATTCCTAAAAGAATTTCCACCCATGCAGTCGAAAACACCTTAACAAATCAATACATAGATGACGCGATTTCTTACACCTATCAACTTGAAGGGCACGAAATCTACGTTACAACGTTTCCGACTTTGAATTTAACATGGGCCTATGATGCCACCACAACAATGTGGCACAAATGGCTCGGCATGGCCTCTGATGGCACATATATGCGGCATTGGAGCAATTGTTCGGCATCCTTTCAGGGCAAGGTTTTAGTTGGAGATTACACCAACGGCAAAATCTATTCGCTGGACAAACTGAACTACACCGACAACGGCACAAACGTCCGCAGATTGCGCCGTGCGCCTCACTTGGTGACCGACTTCCAACGTCAATATTTTGATGAATTGCAAATTCAGTTCCAGCCTGGCGTTGGTACAACAGGGTTATCAACCCCTGCTTTTATTATTGTTTACTTAGGCCAAAATTACACTATTGCAAGCGGCGGCATTTTAATTATTCTGGCAAATACTCAAGATGTAATTGGCGATCCGATTCAGCAAAAGAACACCACAACAACTTTCCCGCAAGCCATGCTGCGTTGGTCTAATGATGGCGGCTCTACCTGGTCAAATGAACATTGGGTAAGCATTGGACAATTAGGCAAGTTTAAGAATCGTGCTATTTGGCGGCGTTTAGGCATGGCCCGTGATCGAGTGTTTGAGGTTTCTGTCTCTGATCCTGTAAACGCAGTCATTGTGTCCGCTAACCTTAAAGCATCTAGTGGAGAAAACTAATGGCTCTTTCTAATACACAGCAGATAAATCCATACCCGCAAGCGGCGTTTTTGGATCAAAACACAAACCGACCAACTCGGGCATGGCAACAGTTTTTCCTCAATTTGCTTAATTTTTCAAGCGCAACCACGGCAACCGCAGGGTCAGCAACCTTGCCCGCCAACCCAGTCGGGTTTATAAACGTGACCGTCAACGGCAACGCTTATAAAATCCCGTACTACAACGTATAGGATTAGATATGCCAGGACGCCCTACTGAAAATGTTGTTACTGCTGCCCCAGTAACCCAAACCTATGCAAGCGCGGCAGACTTTACAGAGCCGTCTTGGGTAAAAAGTGCTCGGCAAACCATTGGTACGGACGTAGAGCCGGTTTATCCAATGAAAACCGTCCACGGCGGTAATCAAGAGCCTGACACAAGCAAAGCGCCTATTGGATACCGTTACGACAACGGCAAAAGCCAATATCAGTATCTTGACTTGGCTGGTAAGCCCACCAACTTGGTAAACCGTGGCAACCTTGGTGAAGCAATAAAAACATTGGCCCCTATTGGCCTGTCAATGATTGGCGCTAACTTTCTTGCTCCTGCACTTGGTGATTTGTTTGGAACTTCAGCAACATTAGAAGGGCCGTTAGCCGATTTAATGGGCACAACTTCAACCAATGTTGCCGACCTTGGAATGGGTGGTTTGGCAGGAACTGGTGCTGTTGTTCCTGCTGCTGCAATCAATCAAGCCGTTGCAGCGGGAACTTTTACGCCTGGTAATTTAGTTGAAGTTGCATCTAAATATGGTTTAACAACTCCAGAATTATTATCTTCTTTAACTCCAGAAGCACTTGCCGCCACATCGGGAGTTGTAACCGCTGGAAGTTCTTTGGCTGATATTGCTTCACTTACGCCAACAGGAACTGCGCCAACTGCAACACCTGGAACGACTCCACCGCCTAATGTTACGCCGCCTATTGTTCCTCCTGTTGCTCCTCCTGTTGTTCCTCCAGTAGTAGACCCAACAGCTTTACCTCCAGTAACTGTAAGCACTCCTCCTTTGCCGCCGTATGAGCCGCCGCCATTGATTTTGCCGCCAGTTACGCCATTATCGTCAATAGCACCTCCTGTAGTCCCTACTACTGTGCCGCCTGTTGTGCCAGTGGTTTTGCCGCCTACGGCAACTCCTGGAACTCCCCCTCCTCCTGACGTTGGCCCTCCTGGAACTAATGTTCCACCGCCTGTTGTAGTTCCTCCAGTAACAACGCCGCCTGTTGTAACGCCTCCGGTTACTCCAGGACTTTTAAATACCTTAACTCAATTAACTGGCCTTACAGGAACGCAACTTGCAGCCTTGTTGTCAGGTATTACCGGATTGGGAAATTCTGCAAATCTTATAAGTTCAATCAACACCGGATTGGACGCTACAACCGCAGCTAACACGGCCTCGCAAGGTGTTTTAAAAGACATTTACAACCAGCAACTAGGGTTTCAAAAACCTTATCAAGCAGCAGGAACTAATGCCCTAAGTCAACTTGGTGCGCTTGGAACGGGTCAGTATCAGCAATACGATCCAGCAACGGGACAACCCACAACAATGGGTACAGGTTCGGGCTATTTGCAACACCAATTTGATGCTTCAGACTTAGCCAAAGGGTTAGCGCCTAACTACGACTTCATGCTCCAACAGGGGCAGATGGCAAACCAACGCGCTGCAAACGTTGGCGGCGGTGCATTGTCAGGCAATACTTTGCAAGGCTTACAAAACTACACGCAAAACTATGCAGGCAACGCATACCAAAATGCGTTCAACAACTACCAATCACAGCGTCAAAACATTTACGGCAATCTTGCAAGCATGGCAGGCATTGGTCAAACGGCAAACACAGGCGCACAAGCGGCTGGCACGTCTTATGGCAAAGGCACAACCGATCTGCAAACGGCATTGGCTAACGCCCAGGCAGCAGCCTCTATTGGTAAGGCTCAAGCGGCAGCACAAGGCACAAGTGGCCTTGCAAACTCCACATTCCTTGCGTCATTGTTAGCACCACCGAAATAAGGATTAAACATGGCAGACTATTTCACAGGCTACACCAATCTTGCCACTCCGCAAACGTCCCTTGCGGATATGATGAACATGGCATCGGGTGTGCAGCAATACCAGCAAGCGCAGCAAGTCAATCCAATTGCATTGCAAGCCAAACAATTGGAACTGCAAAAG